ATATACCCATATAGGAGGATACAATGAAAAAAGGTTATCATAAAACAAAAAGCGGTGGAACTGCCAAGAAGGGATTGTATTACAACATGAATCAGAGGAAGAAAGCTGGTACGAGTAGACCTGGCAAGGGTACAGTTACCGATAAGGCGTTAAAAGCATCAAAGAAAACTGCTAAGTCTTAATGGCTAAAAAGAAAGTTATTACAAAGCCCCCTCTTAATAGATTTGGCGGTGTCCGAGTTGTTGAGAGGAGGATTAATAAATCAGATGTCTTGGATCATAGCAAGGATGCGGTAGCCCAGGAGATAGTCGATATTGCCCGTGCCAACATTGGCCACATTATGGAGTGGGATAATAACGGGAATGTCAAAGTGAAAGACTCGAAGGATATTGATGAATTTGCTATTAAGGCCATTAAAAGAATTAAAGTTGTTCCTGGTAAGAATGGTGACAGCTTAGAAGTAGAAATGCATGACAAGGTAGCCATTTTAAGACTACTGGCGAAGGCTCAAGGATTATTAGAATCAGAGAACAATGTGAATACACCTAGTGTTGTTGGTATTACAATGCATGGCCCAGAAGTCATAGATGCTGACGATGAGTAATGCGATTACTAATTTAAAACTAGACTATTCGACCTCCCCTATTGTCTGGAAGTTTTTACAAGATAAAAGTTTTGTAAGAGGATTAATGGGTCCTGTAGGATCGGGTAAGTCGTATGCCTGTGCGTCAGAGATTATGCTTAAAGCTGTAAGGCAAAATCCTAGTCCGAAGGATGGGATAAGATATTCTCGTTTTGTTATTGTCAGAAACTCTTACCCAGAACTACGCACTACTACGATTAAGACATGGCTAGAATTATTTCCCGAACATACTTGGGGCAACATGAGATGGTCCCCGCCTATTACGCACCACATTAAACTACCAAGTAGAGATAATGCTCATGGTATTGATTGTGAAGTTATATTCTTAGCCCTGGACCAGCCAAAGGATGTACGAAAATTATTATCAATGGAATTAACGGGGGCGTGGGTCAATGAAGCTAGGGAGCTACCCAAGGCTGTTATAGATGGATTAACACACCGTGTAGGAAGATACCCAACCAAAGGTGATGGTGGTCCGACATGGCGTGGTGTTTGGATGGATACAAACCCGATGGATGATGATCACTGGTGGTTTCGGTTATCTGAAAAAGAAAAGATGACAGGAAAGTTTGCTTGGAAGTTTTATAAACAGACACCAGCAGTCATGCAAGTATCGGGTGATGACTTACCAGAGAACCCCGAAGCTAATGGGTATGTTTTTTCTGCTGGGAGATGGTGGAAAGAAAACGCCAAGGCGGAAAACACAAAAAATTTACCCGATGGATACTATGAACAATTATTACTTGGAAAAAATTTAGATTGGATACAATGTTACGCTGAAGGGAAATACACTTATGTCCAGGAAGGAAAGCCTGTTATTCCCGAATACGATGATCATTTAATGTCCGCTGATTTAGAAGTTGATCCGTCTTTGCCTGTTCATGTTGGGATTGACTTTGGTTTAACCCCCGCTTCTATTTTTGCCCAGAAAACATTACAAGGTCAATGGCGTATACTGCATGAGATCGTTACCTTTGATATGGGCTTGGAACGCTTCGGTCATATTTTACAAACAGAACTTAACATCCATTTTCCGAAGAATGAAATTTTAATATGGGGTGATCCCGCTGGTATGCAACGAGATGCCATATACGAAACGACAGCCTTTGATCATTTAAAAACGCTAGGCTATAACGCAAGACCTACCGTATCCAATGACTTTAAAATTAGACGGGAAGCTGGTGCATCCCCAATGGGTAGAATGATTATGGGTAAGCCAGGTATACTAGTAAATAAAAAATGTTTACGATTACGCAAAGCATTAAGTGGTGGCTATCACTTTAAGCGTGTCCAAATATCGGGGGAAGAACGATACAAAGATACACCGAATAAAAATGAACATTCCCATATTGGTGATGCATTTATGTATTGCTTACTTGGTGGTGGTGAACACCGTGCCTTAACACGCAATAAGAATATGCTGAAGGGTATGGCCACAGCTAACTCAGACTTTGATGTATTTGCCTAATGCTTGATATTTACGATTACGATGACATGAATACCTTGTTTGAATTAGATGGTCATGAGTTACGCATAGAACCATTTAAAGCGGATCATTTAAAATTAATGGAACTCAAGGATGTTGATTTAAGTGTCATGAGTCATCACGAAGATTACTTTTCGTATATTGATCAAGCCAATGATGTGGGAACTGCCTATACTTTTTTTGATAAAGAACAGCCAATAAATTGTTGGGGTATACTTCCCTACTGGAACCATGTTGTAGAATTTTGGATGATACCCGATAAAGATTTACCAAAACATAAAATGAAATTTCATAAAGGCTCATTAAAATTTTTTGATTTAGTTGCTAGTCAATTAAAATTACACCGTTTGCAATGCACAGTTTGTTCGTCAAATGTTGTGGCTCACAAATGGATCAAAGCAATGTATTTTACCAGCGAAGGCGTATTGCGAAAGTTTGGTACTGATCAATCAGACTGGGAAATGTACGCAAGGATTTATTAATGGGAAGTTTAATGAAAATGCCAAAAGCACCAGAGATGCCACAATCGGTGACGGATGCCCAGGCGGAAAGAGATGCAATGGCGGATGCCAAAAGAAAAACGGAATTAAAAAAGATTGCTTCCCGTACAAGATCACTTCGTCAGAATAGACGAATGTTACTAAACCCAGATAACGACCCTACGGGTGTAGGCCCAACACTTACGGACACCGTATCGGTGAGAGATCCGTATGAAACAATAAGGAGGGTCTAATGGGTGGTAGTCCAATAGTAAAACCAATTACAAAAGTAATACGAAAAGTAACAAAGCCAATAGTTGAAACTATTAAGCCAACATCCCGTGCTACGGAAAGAAGGCCAGAAGTTGAAAAGAAAGCTGTTAAAGTTAAAAAGACTGCACCAGAAGGTACAACAGTATCAAGAACAAAAATAGTTCGTTCTACGAGAAAAAAGAATTTAGATACAAGCGATCAAATGACACAAGTAGCTTCAGTTAGAAATAGAAGAAAAATATTATTAGGTGACACAGGATCAAAACTTGGCTGAAGAAATTTACATACGCAATCCACGATTTAAGGATGAGCCTTCTAATCAAGAGAAGATTGCTGAAAAGATAAAGGAAAACGAAGATGCCGAAAGTGGTGACTAAAGACGGAAAGACTAAAAATTTTAGTTATTCAAAGAAAGGTATGGCTGGTGCTAAAGCGTATGCTTCTTCTACTGGCGGTAAAATTAAAAATACACCTAAAGGTGACATGAAAAGGAAATATGGAAAAGCTAAAAAATATTAAAGATTGGTTTGTATCATTAAATAAAAAAAGCCAAATTGCAGTTGTAGCTGGTTCAGTTATAGTTGTTATTATTATTGTTGGTTTATTTTAATTAATGCCATTACCTATTAAAGACATTATTGGTAGGCATCAAAAAGCCCTATCCCGTAAAGATAACTGGCGATCTATTTATGAGGATTGCTATCGTTATGCTTTACCACAACGTAATTTATACGATGGTTTTTATGAAGGCGGTGTACCTGGTCAAAACAAAATGAATGTGGTCTTTGACTCTACAGCCATAGACTCAACACAACGCTTTGCCAATAAAATACAATCGGGATTATTTCCCCCTTATAAAAAATGGTGTAGACTAGAACCAGGAAACGAAATACCAGAAGCAAACAAACAAGAAGTACAGATGGCATTGGATATGTACTTGGATAAATTATTTTCTGTTTTACGACAATCAAACTTTGATTTAGCAATGGGTGAATTTATATTAGACCTAGCTGTTGGTACTGCTGTAATGTTAGTACAACCTGGTGATGATGTTAATCCTATTGTCTTTACTCCCGTTCCTCAGTATCTTGTTGCTTTAGAAGAAGGTCCTTACGGTTCTATTGATAATGTTTATCGTAGAATGAAAGTAAGAGGTGAAGCTATTTTACGTCAATGGCCAGATGCAAGTATACCCGATCCTGTTTTAGAGTTAATGAAAAATAAACCAGGTGAAGATGTAGAATTATTAGAAGCAACTATTTACGATATGGAAATGGGTACATACTGCTATCATGTCATCCATGAAAAATCAAAATCAGAATTAGTGTACAGAGATATGGATAACAGCCCGTGGATTGTTAGTCGTTTTACTAAAGTGGCTGGTGAAGTATACGGTAGAGGTCCTCTTGTATCTGCATTACCCGATATTAAAACATTAAATAAAACAAAAGAATTATTATTAAAGAACGCATCCATTGCTATCTCTGGTGTCTATACAGCAAGTGATGATGGTGTGTTAAATCCGCAAACAATTAAAATTGTACCTGGAGCAGTTATTCCTGTTGCAAGAAACGGTGGACCACAAGGTGCTTCATTGGCCCCTCTTCCCCGTGCTGGTGATTTTAATGTTACGCAATTAGTTATTAATGATTTAGTTATTAGTATTAAAAAAATGCTCATGGATGAAAGCCTTCCTCCCGACAACATGAGTGCAAGATCAGCTACCGAAGTTGTAGAACGAATGAAAGAACTAGCACAAAATCTTGGTGCGTCTTTTGGTAGATTGATTACAGAAACAATGGTTCCAATTATTAAAAGAACATTAATGATTATGGATGAAAAAGGTATGATTGAAATGCCTTTAAAAGTTAATGGGTTAGAAGTAAAAGTAATTCCTGTATCCCCATTAGCCAAAGCACAGAACATGGAAGAAGTAAATGAAGCCATGCAATTATTCCAAATGTGTCAAGCATTAGGACCTGGTGGTATGTCAACAGTTAAACCAGATGCGATTGCAGATTTCATCGCAGACAAATTAGGTGTCAGCTCAACTCTTCGTACAACAAACGAAGAAAGAGAAATGATACAACAACAAGCAATGCAAATGGCCCAAGCTCAAGCTATGCAAATGCAAGGTGGACAAGGTGGTCCTCCTGGTTCCCCTCCTTTGGAAGAACCCGCATCGGCAGTAGCAAATGAGGTGGGTGCTTGATTAAGAAAGAACAATCAGAACATATACAATCAATAAATGATCCTGGATGGCAAGGTGTTAATGCTAATGCTGTCAAGCTAACAAAAAATCAACACCAAGATCAAGATGAATTAGATCGTTTATACTTACGAGTTTTTACTACGAAAGATGGTGAAAAATTACTCAAGCATTTGCAAAGTAAAACTATTGATCAACCAGCGTGGATACCTGGGGCTGAACCTTCATTTGGTTATGCAAGAGAAGGACAGAACTCAATAGTTAGAGAAATAAAATCAAGAATAGAAAGGGTTAAAAATGGCTGAAGAAGCAATACAAGAAACACAACAAGATACAGGATTATTAGATGGATTAGCTAGTGAGGTAGTAGAAGATAATGCACCTAAAGCAAATGAAGAATTATCACACATAGATAAATCAAATGAACCAGCGATAATAGCAGAGGATGGTCAAGAGCCAGAGGATGTAGAATACGAAAGACCAGATTTTATTCCAGAAAAGTTTTGGGGGGATGACGGACCAGAGTTAGAAAAGTTAGCTAAGTCGTATACAGAATTAGAAACACAATTTAAACAAGGTAAACACAAAGCACCTAAAGAATATAATACTGAAGTATTCTCTGATAAAAATCTTTCAATGGATGATCCTACAGTAAAGACATTTCATGATTGGTCTTTAAAGCATGGTATTACCCAAGGTGCGTATGATGAATTAGCCCAGGGCGTGTTATCTATTACGGAAGCTAATACAGAAGATACAAAGTTTGCAAGAGAACAAGAGTTAAAAAAATTAGGACCTAATGCTGATCAATTAGTTGCTGGTATCCGTGATTTTGCAAAAGGCTTAGTACGCAAAGGTGTATTGGGTGCGGATGACATGAATGAGTTTCAAGCAATGGCGGGAACTGCTGATGGTATAAAAGTATTAAATAAAATTAGACGATACTACGGGGAACAAACTATTCCTACGCAATCTGTTGACATTGAAGGACAACCTTCTGGTGATGAACTTAATTCAATGATTGCTGATCCACGATATTTAACGGACCCAGCGTATAGAAGTAGAGTAGAAAAAGCATTTGAGAAAGCCTACGGTGGATCGGTGAAAGTACCTGTTGCATAATTGTTGACCTTCACAAATTTTTTATAATATGAAATAGATTTCTAAGATCGACAACCATATTTTTTATGGCCGAACATTTATATATTCAGCCGAGTTAATCGAACAACTGAAATCAAACTTATTAATTAAAAGGGAAAAGATATTATGTCTTTAACATTATCTACTGCTTATGTTACTCTTTTTGATTCTGAAGTTAAACAGGCTTACCAAGCATCAAGTGTGCTTCGTGATACTGTTCGATTAAGATCGGGAGTAGAGGGCAATACTTATAAGTTTCCTAAAATTGGTAAAGGTAGTGCTACATTAAGAGTACCTCAAGCGGATATTACTCCATTGGGTGTTGCTCACAGTCAAGTATCTGTATCTATGACAGATTACTCTGCTGGTGAATATAGTGATATTTTTATGCAGTCTAAGGTAAACTTTGACGAAAGAAGAGAATTAGTAGAAGTAGTTTCAAAAGCTATTGGGCGTAGACTTGATCAAATGATCATTGATGCGATTGATGGTGCGGGAACTTCTTTAACTGTAGCCAATTCAATTGGTGGTTCTAATACTAACTTAAACGTTGATAAACTTTTAAAAGCTAAACAACTAATGGATACTAATAATGTTCCAGCGGAAGATAGATATATTCTATGTCACGCTAAGAGTATGCAAGGTCTATTAGATGAAGCTGATGTAAAGTCTATTGATAGTAATACTGTGCGTGTTCTTGCAACAGGATCGTTAGATTCATTTTTAGGATTTAAATTTATCACTATCGGTGATCGTGATGAAGGTGGCCTAGCTGTTGATGGTTCTTTAGACAGAACTGTTTTAGCATGGCATAAATCTAGTGTGGGTTTAGCCGAGAATATGGCACAAAAAACTGAAATCAACTACATACCCGAAAAGGCATCATTCTTAGTGAACTCTATGTTCTCTGCTGGTGCTGTTGGCATTGATGCTGAAGGTATTGTTGAGATAACTTGTAGGGAGTCTTAATATGGCCTTTTCAATTGACGGATTAAATCCGATTGGTGGTAATAGCCGAGCTGGTACTGCACCCGCTATGTGGACTTATACTACTACAGATAGCACAGCGGATATGAATACTGCTGGATATTTCAATACTGCAAGTGACCTATTGAAAGTGGGCGATATCATGTTCTTATATGATAGCGATGCACCAACAATGGTAATTTCTATTGTCTTATCTAACGCAAGTGGCGTTGTAGATGTGAGTGACGGTACAACTATTGCTGTTACTGACTCAGACTAAACTTAATTAACGAGGGGGCTTCGGCCCCCTTTTACAAAAGGATATTATGGCTAGTGGTGATACAGATGTGGGAATATGTGCTGATGCTCTAAGGATGCTTGGGGCTAATGTTATTACCTCCTTTACAGATGGCACAGAAGCAAGTGGTTTATGCCAGGCTTTATATCCCGACATAAGAGATACAACCTTGACTATGTATAAATGGTCATGGGGTACAAAGAAAGTTGCTTTAGCACAATCAACAACAACACCAATAAATGAATGGAAGTATGCGTACCCTCTTCCAGCCGATGCTATAGCGGGAAATCCTATTGCTGTTTTTAATACATCAAACACTTACACTAATCCAATACAAGCATTTGAAATATACGGTAATGAATTGTTTACGAATGAAACAACTATTTACATAGATTACGTTTACCGAGTTCCAGAAGATTTAATGCCAACATACTTTGTGCAATTATTAAAGTACATGATGGCGTGGCATTTAGCAGAACCAATTACTGATCAAACAGAAAAAGGAAACTACTGGCGTAATATTGCTTTAGGTGGTCCTTCAGAAAATAATCGTGGTGGTTATTTTAGACAAGCAATGAATATAGATGGCAGAGGAAATCCTCCTCAAGCAATAGTAGATTTTCCATTAGTAGAAATTAGAAAATAATGAGTAGAGTTACGAGTTTTCAATCGAACTTTACGACAGGTGAGATTGATCCCCTATTAAAAAGTAGAACTGATATTAAACAATATTATAACGGATTATCTTCCGCTACAAATGTTTTAGTACAACCTCAAGGTGGTGTTACAAGAAGGCCTGGACTTCAGTATGTAGGAACGATACCTTCTGCATCTAATCCGCAAAGTGGATGTCGTTTAGTACCTTTTGAATTTTCTACAACACAATCGTATATGCTGTTGTTTGTTAATAATAGAATGTACGTTTACAAAGACGGTGTACTACAAACAGGTATTAATGGTGGGAGTGATGATTATTTAACAACAAGTATTGCTTCGGCTAATATTGGTACAATGAATTGGACACAATCGGCTGACACATTAATTATTGTGCAAGAGGACATGGCTCCTAAAAAAATAGTTAGAGGTGGATCACATAGCACCTGGACTATTAGTGATATTAGTTTTGACTTTACACCTAAGTATGCTTTTACTTTATCAACTTCTGAACCTTCGGGAACACTAACACCTTCCGCTGTTGATGGTAATGTTACACTAACAGCTTCTGCTAGTGTTTTTGCAAGTGGTAACATAAATGATTATGTCGAAGCAAAAGACGGAATAGGTAGAGCAAGAATAGTTGACTTTACTTCAGCAACTTCTGTTAAGGCAATTGTGGAAGTACCGTTTTTTTCTACGGATGCTTTAGCAAATGGTGATTGGATTTTAGAAACAGATTATGTTGATGCCTGGTCTGGTACTTACGGGTATCCACGGTCCTGTGTATTTCATGAAGGGAGATTATACTTTGGTGGTAGTAAAACATTACCAACAGGTGTGTGGGCTTCTAGGGTAAATGATTTTTTTGATTTTAATCCTGGTGAGGGTTTAGATGATGATGGAATTTTTTTTACTATAGACACAGATCAAATGAACGCCATTAACGGTATTGTTAGTGGAAGAGATTTACAATTATTTACAAAGGGTGGAGAATTTTATTTACCGCAATCAGACTTAAATCCTATTACTCCTTCTAATGTTGTTGTAAGACCATCAACAAGAAGAGGAAGTAAAGATGGGATACGCCCTGTTATAGCAGAGAGTGGTACATTATTTATTCAACGGTCTGGTAAATCATTACGAGAGTTTAACTTTTCTGATGTAGAGTTATCTTACATTTCAAATAATATTTCTTTACTATCATCACACTTACTTAAAGCACCCAGCGATATGGCTTTACGAAGAGCAACATCGACAGATGAAGGGGATTTACTATTGATTGTCAATGGAACAGATGGAAACCTAACAACATATTCTATTCTTAAAGGACAACAAGTAGTAGCCCCCTCTTCTCAAACAACCGATGGTGATTTTATTAATGTAGGTGTTGATGTAGATACGGTGTACTTCGTTGTTAAACGAT